ACTTTATCCTCAACATCTTTTGGTTTTCCATAAATTTCGATTGTTTCACCTTCGTTAAATTCATCAAAAGTTCCTTCTTTATAGTCTCTTTCGATAAATAATAAATCAACAATACCAATATTAAAATTTTTCATTACAGACACATTCATATCAACATAGGCCTCAAAATATTTTTTTGTTGCTTCCCAAAAATCATTTATTTTTGATGTATAATCTATTTCAGTATCAGAAATAATACTACCTATTGTTTCCCCACCTTTTTTTGGTATTTGGTTGTCAACCTCAACAGTTTTTATTGGTGGTTGGCTTGCCAATATTTGTTCAACAACATATTTGTCTCTAGCACTAGTATCTTCAGTTGGTGTTGCTCTTTCGTCATAAACTTCAGTATTTGCATAAAAATTAAATGATAATGCGTTTTGTAGTTCTTCAACTGGATTTTTAAGTCCATGTCCACCAATAAACTTAAAGTTGATACTAACATTTGCAATCATTGGTTGTAATCCAATACCTTCTGGATTTATATCAAACTTTGGGTCATCATATGTAAACGCAACACTTTCTGGAACTATTTTAGAATGATAAAAGTCACCAACTCTTAATACTAATATTGGTGGTGCTCCAAACGATGTGTTTAACGCATCATTATATTTAGGTCTACCATCTGGTCCAATAACAGGTATTGTTTGCCCTGGTCTAACACATTGATTTAAGAATGTTAGTCTTGAGTTTAGTCCTTCAGGTGTCATTGAGTGAAATGCAGGGTTAAAGTGTTTTAATTTATCTTTCATAGATTGGAACACCATTGGGTCTGTTTCTTTTAAAACTTCAAAGTAATCGCATTCTGAAAATAAGAATCTTAATATCTTTTTGGATATACCATCTTTAATTTTTTGTTCTATAGTTAAGTTTGGTGATGGTTTTATTGTATCTGATGGTGTTTTTTTAATGTCATCATTGTTCTCATCATCTTCACCAGCTCCACCAATTTCTACCACGGGTTCAGGAACTGGGGCTGGTTTTGTTCCTTTTAACTCTTTTATTAAAACTCTTCTACAAGCCATAGCTGGTACAGAATATACTTGTGCTGATGATGAATTAACAAAATTACCACTTGAAGTTTTACGTTTAATATCTTTTGTACAATTTACATTGTCATAATTAATAACATCCTTATTTCCTTCTTCGTCAACAACCTCTGATTTTGGTATTGTAATTTCTTCACCTTTTGGTGTTTCTGTTATGTTTAATTTTTTTTCATCGATATATTCTTTAAATGTTTTTTCACCAGCCTTTAAGGTTTCAATCCATTGTATAGCAGAATTTATTCTTCTTTTTGATAACTTCTCATTATATGAAACACTTCCTATTGGGGACGCTGAACCTACAAGTGTAAATGAAACTGTACCACCTTCAGCTAATGCTGGTCCAATTTCTTTCTCCATTAATTCTTGAATAGCACTATAATTACCTTTTACGACATCAGTTAAAAAGGTTGGGACTGCAGAACCACTATATATGTTTCCATCACCTGTTTTAACAACAGATGGGATATTACTACTACCACTATTATATTTACTATTACTTGTGTATTGGTTATACCAATTTGGGTATGGTGCACTAGCTGTTATTGCAACACTTCCTGTACATTCTGGACAGTCATTATCAAAATAAAAACCATAACCATTATATTTGTCTAGTTCAAGTGTTATAGGGTCTGGTGTTGGTGCGGCTTCTATTTGATTAGTGTTATCATTAGTATCAGCGTTAGTTGCATTAGCACTCCCTGTTGCAGTAATCTCAGCGTCCACTGGGATTTCAAAAGCTACTTGACCTAACTCTTCATCAGTTAATCTTGGGTTATTTAATACTTGTTGATACGTAAATAAGTCTCTTGTTGGGATTGTATTAAATTTAATCCCTAACTCATATAAATCATACTTTAAACATCCAGCATAAAATGAATCAACCATAGAATCAACCCTTTCTTGTGGTATTGATTTTAATTGTTTTTGTACAATTGTATTAATTACAGATGGGTGGTCAACAACGATTTTAAAACTTAAGGTACCTTTTCTATCAGTATTTTGATAAGTGTATATTGGTTCTGGTCTACCTAAAAATTTAGTTGGGTTCCAGCTTGGTGTACTATCATCTGAAAATTTTACATCGTATGGTGGGAACCACATAATTCTACCGCCATTTGGTCCTCTTTCACATACTGGTAAGTCATCATATGTAAACCCAGGTCTATCTGATGTTCTCCAAGCTAAGTTTTCTAAAGATAACATATATTTTTTAACTTTGTTATCAATTATATTTGTTGATCCTGGATTTTTTAATGGTGCAATATTTAAATTATATGTTTTATCAAATACAGAATATGTAAACTTTCTACCCTCTGTTGTTATACCATCTGATTTTTGTAAATCAGCGTAGGTGTAATATGGCGTGTCTTTTGTGAAAACTCTACAATATTCAATACCGGCTTCAGTTCCATCAGAATCATTTTTATATGATAAAACTTTAGAACCTTTTGTCATTTCTTTATACCCATCATTAAAAACTTTGGATACTTGGTTAATTGCATTTCCTACGTGTTTTAATCTTTTACCTCCAGCTACTTTATCACCAGATTCAACCAATCTTTGTGTTTGGTCTAATATTGAACCTTCTTTGAAGGAAACATCAGTTGATTGATATTTTAAATAATCACTAGATATTTCAGCAAACTCATTATCTAAAGTTGTTGGTACTCCTCCAGGTCCTTGTTTAAATCCTGCGTTGTCTTTGTACTTTGGTGATGTCCAAACAAATTGTCCTGCAATACCACCACCATCTGTTAAAGATTTACCACCTAAACCACTATTGTTTGCTAATTGATTGTTACCTTCATATAATAAACCTAATTCTTGTGGTCCATATACTTTTGTATTTATTTGTCTTCCATTAGGACCAATTGGTAATTCATTGGCTGGGGAATCAATTTGTGATGGTTCAGAATTCTTACTACCAACATAATAACCGGCAGTATTTGGTTTGTCACCATCAAGTAATCTACCTATACCTGTTGTAACACTTTGTAATATACCTCTATTATATGATGGTCTATACTTGTTATAATCTAGTGTTGAGAATAAAATAGACCTTTGTCCATTACCAGTATTTGCTACAAATGTTTCTGAAGGGTCTCTATATACATCTAGTATTGGTCCTAATAACCCGCCTGTTAAATTATTTGCAACATTTAAACCTTTTTCTAAAAGTGGTGCTTGTATATTAGTATCATTAAAATAATCACCCGGTATTGGTGAAACTGGAAAATAAGTACCTGTAAGTCTAGTCGCAAATGAAGCTGCCGCACCAATTGGGTTTTCAGGTTGACTAATTGTCCAATTTTTTTCAATCAATGGTTCTTTACCTGTTGCGATTAAAGAAGCTGTAAATGGGTCTTGTAGTGTATCTAAATTAACTCTACCAATAGTATTCTTTACAAGTTCTGCGGCAATTCTATCTTCAAATAAAGATTTTAATTGTTCCGCACCAATCTTTGCTAGATATGTATCTTGTGATAAGGGTCCATTAGACCCTGTTGGGTCGTTTTCAAATAATATGTCATATGGTGTATATGATGATGGTACAAAAGATGATGGATCCCAATATGGTTGATATATTTTATCTGGTCCAACAACATCTGTTATAATTACTAAATCTTCATAACCGCCTTCTGGTCCATATATATTCTGAACGTATGCCGCGTCAATAAAAAATTCATTAACTAAATCAACGTTTGCTTGGTCTAGACTATATGGTCCTGAGTTTGAATCTACTGGATATGGTGCTCCAGGCACTGTATATTTCCCATCATAACCACCTTCTGGACCATATTCATTTAATGGATATAGTGTGTCTGCTAATTCATTAGTTGCTATTAAATCATTTGAAGAGTCAATAACATTAGATACTGATAGATTTGTCTCATAATTTTGTTGTGACTGTGTACTAGAAAATGTACCAGGTACATTATATGGTGGTAGGTTTCTAGTTATTAGTTGATTCCTAAAATTAGAAGAGTTATTAAATGATAAAAAACTATCTGACATCTTTTTATTTTATAAATATATTTTTAGATGAATTTTTAATTCTCCATATTGTTATAGTTAGCCATTAATTTTTTAAATTCTGCCATAAAACTAGGATCAGTAGACATTAATTCTAATAGTTTAGTTTTTAATTCTGCAGTATTAAAAGCTTGTTTTAACACTTCATTATCAACGCTACCATCTGATTTAACCGTTAAATCAATATTTTGATTTAAATTTAGATTACTAGTATTAGTTGTATTACTGGCTTGATTTAATTTTTCTACTTTTTCTTGTTCGTTAACTTTACTTCTATAATTTTCAAAAAAATTAGTTCCAGAATCATCAGAAACATTTTCTTCTCCATATATTTTTTTAATACCAGCAGTCCATTCTCTTCCCATATCTGAAAAACTTTGTCCTGTTGCTTTAATTATCTTTTTACCGGCGTCACCAATTCCAGACATAGAAGCTTCAAACTTTGGTAACATACCTGTTAAGTTATCAATGCTAGGATCTTTTACAAAGTTTTTTAAAGCATCTTCTAGTGGTTGGGTTATACTTTGACCCATTTCTCTAATTTCACTAGAATCGAAATTACCAACAGTATTTTTTGTTATTGCTAATCTAGTTTCGTTTATAGTTTCAAGATATCTCCTCATTGGCCCAATACTAGCAATACCTAATTGTGCCGCTTGTATCCCACCAGATGTATTAGCCGCAATTTTTTGTAAAACATTTAATTGATCGACTGCCAACTCTTCTGCTGTTTTGTTTTGGTTTGCTTGTTCTTTTTGTAGTTCTTTTAATTGTTCCGCTGTTAAATCTTCAACTGCAACTTCTTCTATTTCATCACCTTCTTCTATTTGTACAACAGCTCTACCATCTTTCATTTGTGCCATATTGGCAATTAACATTCTATCTTCTTCACTTGCTGCAAAAGATGGGAATCTAATTTGTTGCATTTTCATATCTAAATCTGAACTTCTAATAGCCATTTGTGATAACTCTTCAGCTGTCATACCCATTTGTTGTGCAACCTCTCTTAATTGTAGTTTAGCTCCAGGCATAATTTCAAAACCTGAACCATCTTCTTTTAGTTGAACAAATTGTTTTGCAACTTTCTCCATTTCAGTTGCCAGTCTTTCTGGGTTATTCATAGCCAAATCCATAGCGGATAATGGGTCTAATAATTCAGTTGATGTAACACCTAGTCTTTGTAATGAAGCTGAAAAATCTATCGCTTTTTCTGGACTTAGTAACTCATCAGCTTTTGATAAAACTTTACCCATATCATAACCAAGCATAGTGGCTTTTGATGCCATTTGTGCTAAACCATCAACACCATTTTCAAAATTAAATAAATTTAATTGTTGTAGATTTTTAGATACTAATTCTGTTACCGCTAAAACATTAACACCAACACTTTTTGCGTAGTTTGCAACATCAGCCATAGTTTCCGCAACGTTTCCTAATTCAAATCCAGCGTTTTTAAAAGTTGAAGCTAGTTCTTTAACTTCTAAACCTGTGAATTTGGTTGTAGCTCCAAGCTCTACAATTGTTTCTGATGCAATAGTTGTATTTGTACCTAAAGCAACTGGAGCTTCTTTAATCGCATCAAAACTTTCCTTAGTACTTAACCCTAGTTTTGTTAATTCTGGAACAGTATCTGCAACTGTTAATTTTAACTCAACAGCTCTAGCTTGGCCAATACCCATAGAATTTGCTAGAGATTGTGAGGCTTCAATTAGTGTTTGATAATTACGACCTACCTCTTTAAATGCATCACCTAATTGTTTTGCGTTTTCAGCGTTTAAATCACCTAAAGCTCGAAAAGGGTTGGGGGACACACCCTTTGTTTCAGATTTTCCTAAATTTGATAATGGGTCATAATCACTACTAGCGTCTGAACTAATATTTCCCACATCTTCTTCTAAAAGCATAAATTTTTATTTAATAAATAGTTATTTATGTTTTTTCTGGTGGTGATATATCTTTAATTAATTTATCAATTAAAAATCTTCTAACGTATGTTGGTATTTTTAGAAATTCACTATATTGAATACTATTATGCTTTGATAAATAAAAAAATTCTTCTAGAATATTTGAGATATGTTTAGAAGAAAGGCCGAAAAAACTCCACCCCAAAGTTGATTTTTACATCAACTTTTTCTCCTGACGGGGCTATAACTTCTCTATTGAGATCTAATCTTGGTTCATTTTCCGACATAAAACTTCTAATAAATTTAGAATCTCTAATTGGCATATTATTACAAAAAGTAACTATTTTACTTTTATCAGTATCTCCATTAACTTCAACAACCATTTTTGATAGTCTTGTAGTAACTAGTGGTACATTGTACCCTGTTGGGTAATGTTCTATAATATTATCAATATCCATAGTTTCAATTAAACTTAACATTTTTAATTTAACTGTAGTATTAGACATTGGTAAAGTTACAGTAAACAAACCATCTTCGTCTGGTTCTTGTTTTGGTTTTTTAATATTTAATTCATCTAACAATATCGTACCTTCAAAACTATCTCCTGTTTTTGGATCGGTTAAATTTAAGATATACTCTGGTCCAAATGATGTATTTCTTAAAAATAAAAGTATAGCTTCGACATCACCCTCTAATAATTCTTCGGGTCTTAAATCATGTTCATATATTTTACTTCTTAGTAATGGTATAATTATAGTTTCTTTAATTGTTTTCCTACCATTAATATTCGCTAGAATATTTTCATCGCTAGCGGTTAGATAACCAACTTTAATATTTTGTTTTTTTGATTTGTAAAAAACACCACCTGATGGTAATGGTACAACATCGTGTGGTAAATTAAATTCTGATTGACCATAAGTTGATAATTCGTCTTTGTTCATATTATTAATATATTAATTTATTTTATATAAAAAAACCATACACTATTAATAGCATATGGTTTAAATATAATGTTAAATGTTTTTTAGTAAACTAAAATGCAACGATCCATTCTAATATTTGTTGATATTGTTGCAACCTTATCATCACTATAAGATAAGGTCCCACCATCATAACCAGTTAAATAAGCACCTTCTAATATCCATTTTTCAATTACAACACCAGTTGGGTCTAACATTTCAAGGTCAACGTTTTTCTTATAACCTGCCGCATAACCCATACGTCCTGTAACTGATTCAGCACAAGTTCTAATCCACTCCATAACAGCTTGAGTTGCTGAAGGTCCAATTGGATCTCTAAATGTAACTGGTAATGCGTCCCAATCAAATCTACCCGCAACATATGTTGAAGTATTTAAAAATTCAATTTTTGTTTCATTAATTTTTAATGAAGGCCTTTTTGTACTTTCAACATACCATTCGTTTATCCCCAAAGAAGATGGAAATCTTAAAATCCATCTATTATTCCGTTTCGGTTCGTAAGGAATAGGCATTTTCATTAATAAATCAGCCATAGTTATCTTTTTTTAAATTTTTATTTTTATTTATAAATATTGTCTTTTGAAAAAATTTTCTATTTACTTTCGTTTTTTTTTAATTAAACAATATAATATATTAGTTATTATTTATATAAATATCTTCGTATAACTTCTTTTCACCTCCTGCTGTTAAATAAGTTTGTAATATATTATCATCT